ATTATCGAAATCTAAACGCTGTGAGCGCGCTTCCCATTTCTCTTTGGCTTCTTGTTCAGAATGATAATGCATAAAATGCACTTCAAGATCGCCTAACATCCCAACTGGATAGGGCTTTTCTGTTTGTTTAAATTTTAAAGATAATTCATCTTCTTTATCATCTTCACTTAAACTTTCATATATTTCTTTTAATCTCTTATAGTTTTTAGAACGTGGCGTTCTTCCTCTTTTCCATGCTAATAAATTCTGTGAATCTACTCCAAGCTCGATTGCTAAAATAGCTTCGCTCCAGTTCATTTTTTCTTTAATAGTTTCAATCATTTCTTTAATAGTTACGACTTTATTCATTTTCCTTAAACTCCTTTACCCTTGTTAAATGCTTGTTAACTTCTTCTACTATTACAGGTTCTATATCTAATCCAGTTTCAACTAAAAGCTGTTCTTTTATCTCACTCATATCAAATAGTATCTGTCCAACTTCTTTCATTTTCGCATCACTTACTACTTCAAATAATTCTCTAATAGTACGTTCAATTCTTTTAGCACCATAATTATGATTATTTCTTAAGCTCCATGCTAACGCTAAACAAAAGTCACCAATGAAATCTGCTACTTTTAAATTAACTTCTGTATTTAATCTTTTAGTGTAGCTATCTTCTATTTCACTTATGGTTAAATCTATTGCTTCTCGCTTTGTCAGTTTCTTCTGTCCAGGCTTTGTTATACTGAAATTATTTCTAATGATTTTCTTTTTTCCCATTTTTTATTCTATCCTTCCCAAGAAAACATATTAATTATTGTTCCATAAATGGATTGTACTCGCTGTTGAAATCATAGAAATCAGTAACATTGCTTGCTTCTGAATATCCTTGTTGATTGTTATTACCTTGTTTTTTACTCTCCAAGAAGTTAACTTTATCTGCAATCACTTCTGTAATATATACTGTCTTTCCATCTTTCCCTTGATAATTTCTTGTAGAAATTCTACCCTCTACACCTATCAAGCTTCCTTTATTTAGAAAGCGTGCCATATTCTCCGCTTGTTTTCCATAAGCTGTACAACCTATAAAATCTGCTGGAAACTCTCCTCTTTCATTTTTAAAATTTCTATTGACCGCTAATGTAAAATTAACAGCTGCTTTATTTGATGTAGTGTATCTTAATTCTAAATCTCTTGTTAGTCTTCCTACTAAAACTACGTTATTAATCATTAATTCTTCTCCTTAATTTATATTTTGAATGAATGAGTGAGTAATTAATTTATAATATAAGTATGTATCATATCTTATAAAGTGTTACATCTAGTTAATATCTTCAAACCTTACTGCTACCAGTATTTTAAATATATTGTATTTTTACCTATGTAATGTTTCCCTTATTGGTTACATAATAGATTTTATTTTTAAAATGAGGTCTATAATCCACCCCATTTTTTAACTGCTTTACTCATCTCATCACGTTCTATTCCGATATATCTTAATGTAATACTAGGATCATGATGATTGAATAATTTCATAAGTGTTACTACATCCTTACTTTCTTTGTAAAAATGATAACCAAATGTCTTTCTAAAACTATGTGTACCTATATTCTTTATCCCACACTCTTTAGCACCGGTCTTTAATATCCTGTATGCTTGTGTCCTTGTGATTGGTCTGTTAGAGTTCTTATATCGAGTCGATTTAAACAAGTATTCTTCATCTTCTTTATCCATGCAATACTCATCTAAGACACGCTTTAATTTAGGTAATACAACCATCTCTCTTAACTTTCCAGTCTTCATTTCACGCCTTCTTATCTTATCCCTGTTTCTTACATCACCAACCTTTAATCCTAATAAATCACTAATTCTAAAAGCTACATTTATTCCCATGTAGTAAAGTAAGTAATCACGCTCACTCCTGCTTTTAAAATAATAATTCATTGCATCTAGTTCTTCTTGTGTCCTAAGTGGTTCTACAAACTCCAAATTGATAACCTCCTGTTAGAAATTATCACTAAACATCATTGCGTTCTTTTCCTTTTGTTAATTCACTCATCATTTCCTTGTATGCTTCTTCATCTTCATCAGTAACTACTCTTTCATCCTTTGTTTTACTCTTGCCTGATATCCTATCTTTTAAGTAATCTGGAACAGGTACAACGTATTTACCAGGAATATTATTTGTTTTTCCTCCTGTAAATGTTGAAATACTACTCTCGTATTGTTCTTTAGCATTAAACAGGACTGCTAACATGTAATTCTGATGGTTTGTAGGATACTTAACTTGACTTAATCTAGAAAAAATATAATTAATATGTTCATGCCTTAACTCTGTTAATCTCTCTACTACTTCACTAGCTTTTACGCTCTGTTTACCTATGTGAAGTCTAGTATCAGGAGGCATTAAACAAATATCAACAGCGTATTTAATCCACTTGTCTAATTCCTTTTGTTTATTCATGCTGACTCGGGAATACCCAAAGCTGTCTTTGAAATACTGTGTGTTGTATTTCTTTTTAAGACTATTAGTTTTATTGTTTTCATCATTCACTCTCTCATCCATTAGCTCATTTTTTTCGCTATATATAATATTATTAGAATGAGATGATATATAATCATTATTAATTATTCTTATATTATTCTTATGTATTGGTTGGCTCATTTTGAGCATTTCAGAATTGTTCATTTTGAGCTTTTGCATTGGTTCATTTTGAGCTTTTGCATTTGTTGTATTTGACAACTGCTTTTTATTCTTCTCTTTTTCCAATTTTATATAAAGTTCTTTTACTTTTTCTTTATTAACTCTATACCATTTTGTTCTGTCTGCACCGAACTTGTTATAATCTCCGGTTATTAAATACTCTTTTGCTATTAGATCTTCAAAGGTTCTTCTAACTGTAGAAAATGATAAGTAATCAAAATCTTCTTCATACCATCTTCTAATAGATTTATAAGTCCAATAATGTCCGTCCTTATACGCCTTTTCATCTCTATTTTTCCGATTTATTTCTATCCAATAATGAACACGCTGCAATACTGTAGCTGGTCTATCTCCAATTTCTCTTGCTAACGTTCTATCAAATACTATTGGCTGTTCGTCAAACAATAACACAAACATCACCTTCTTCTTTTGAAATCTTGCATTTTTGGATTAATTATGGTATATTATAGGTAATCGCTGAACGTCTATTTAGACGTTCTTTTCCTTTTTTTATTAATCCTTTTTTCTACGCTATTTAAACAAATAACTTTTTTATTGTTATTAATAATCTTATCTAGTAATTTTTTATTTCTATGAATATCTCCAATTATTTCTAAATCATCATTTATCAATCCTAATTGGGCTGGGATATATTGCTTGAAATCAACTTCAAAAGATCCGTCTTTATATCTTACTATTCCAATATCTTTATCAGTATTTTTAACGATATCTCCGCTAAATATTTCATTTCCTTTTTTGTCTTTTAAATCACTCCCATACATGATAATTACATCATTTTTCTTTACATTGATTGATTGAATATATCTACTTTCATACTTTCTTCCTAATGTGATATAATCACCATACCAACCAATAACTTTATACATTTTTTTATCAACGTATGCTCTGAAATTAGGAATATTCATTAGCTAACACTCCTCTTCTAAATACTTTTGTTTTAATAGTTTAGCTGTGTGAGTGAAATATTCTGCTAGTACTTCGAATAATTCATAACTTTCAAATCCTGTAGGAAATTTTTCTTTAACATAAGGTTCTACCTTTACACCATAATCATTTAGATGCTTTAGCATTTCCATTTGTTTTTCACTAAAACTATTCTTTATTTGTACTTCCAAATCCTCCACCACGTTTATCTCCTTTTAATCTAACTCCATAACTTACTTTAGGCACTTTATAGAAAATACCTTGTCCAATTCTTTCACCTTTTTTAATTGTTAAATGTTTATTTGTTAAATTGTTAAACTCTAATAATATATGTCCTTCATTTTTAGAGTTGTTGTAATAGTCTGAATCCACAACCCCTACACCGTTACTCATTATTAGACCACGGTTAACTGGTAAGCTACTTCTAGCAAATATTAATAGACATTCATTCTTTGGCATAAATGCTTTTAATCCAGTAGGTACTAAAGTTGCTTCACCTTTAAATCTAAATGCAGGAATCACAATTTCTTGACTAGCTATGAAATCTACTCCCGCACTATGAATTGTAGATTTTATAGGTAATTCACCGTTCATATCGTCTATTAATTCAAATCCTCTTCTACAGAATAATTTTTTTAACTTGTTCATACATTCCTCCTAAAAATATTTTTTACTGAAATCTTTATCAAAGATTCCTTGAATTAAAAAACCAAATCCAGTAGAAAATCCTGCAATCTGTCTCCAATCGATATTTGTTAAAGTAAGGAAACATACACTTACTACAGCGATTGTCCAATATATAATGTGTAATTTATCTTTTTTAATTTTTAGTTTCATTGCCATACTCCTTTAAATAATTCTACTTTGTTAATTAAATTGCTATCCTGGAAATAATCTCTCCAAGCTAGATAGTGAACAAAAGCTTTAATTTCTATCCCATTACATTCTTTTAAATAAGTTTCTCTAGGGTAATAATCTTGTTCCCATAGTTTTATAAATTCATCTTTATACTTATTAAATTTTGTAGTCCCAATGTTAGGGAAGATTTTAGAAGCTCGTTCTGGATTTAACCATATTGTCTCTAACATTTTATACCTCCTATTTAATATTTAAGAAAGCATTTATTTTGTTTATTACCTTCTGTGATCCCTTGCCATAATTTAGTAAATCTGAAATCACGGGTTTTGAAACTCCAATACCATGTGCTAACTTAGTTCTTGTTAAATTTTTTCTCGCTAGTTCAACCCTAACTTTACAAATCCACTCTTGTAACTCTGGTGTCATTGACAAGCTCCTTTCTTTTTCAAAGATAGTAAGTTAACAAATTTAGCTAATTTTCATTGACATTTCTTAACATATTTGATAATATATAGGTATGTTAAAGACACTAACAAATAATTGTTAAATTCACTTTGGCAGGCGTTTTTAAAATCAATTAGTTTAGTTAGTTTGTTAACAAATTTATTAACTTACAATAATAATTTTAGCATATATGTTAAATATAGTCAATAGTTTTTAGCATATTTGTTAAGAAATATTTTGTAAGGCTTAGAAAGGTTGTTATACCAATGCTTTATGAAAGGTTAAAATATTTAGCAAATCAAAGAAAAGTATCGTTTAATCAAATTGAAGAAGCTGTAGGTTTTCCAAAAAATACATTATATAGATGGAATAATATTAAACCTTCAATAGATAAAATCACAATAGTAGCAGATTATTTTAACGTTACTACTGACTATCTATTAGGTAGAGAAAATAAAGAATACCCTACTATGTTCAGAATTAATACTGAAGGTTTTTCAAAAGAAGATGCTGAAGAGATGTTAAATGAATTACAAAGATATCAAAATATGTATCGTTTAATGTTATTAGAGCGTAAGAAAAAGGAGAGTGAATAGATGTTCAATATCGCACATTCTGAGTATTATAGGATAAAAGATGAAATATATCCTTTTATTTCTCAGGTTGCAAAACATTATAATAAACCAATATCACATATCAGACATTATGATATTAGTGAGTATTGTGAAAACAATATGAATGTAATTATCAAATATCCTAAATTCAATAAACTAATGGTTGATGGTTTCGCAGATAAGTTAGATGATTATTTTATAATTACCATTAACAATCAAGGAATACGACAAAGAAAAGTGTTTACTTTAATGCACGAAATAACACATTGTTTATTGCATTTTAAAGATACCCCTAGACATTTTTCTTCTGATGTAGATAGACACACACAACACGAAATAGAAGCTAATGTAGGTGCTAGTCTATTACTTATTAATGATGAAGCATTAGAAGAATGTCTATATAGAAAATATTCGTTTGGTAGAATGTTAAATACTTTCGGGTGTAGCAAAAACGCATTACGTACTAGACTAATAAATTACTATCAATATAATTTATTTATAGATAATTGCGACGCTAAAAAAATAGTATTTAACTTTGGTAAGGGAAATGTTAAACAGTTCTTTACATTATTTGAAAATCATAAATCAATAGAACATTTAGCAGCAATGCAATTACAATACGAGAGTTACTGTTAATTGACAGGAGGGAAATTATTATGAAGAAATTAATTAAAATTCTTGTAGTATCTACAATATTATTAACTGGTTGTAGCTCAACTAAAGCTGAAGCACCAAAAGAGATGACGACTGAACAAAAACAAGCTGAGAGAATTTCTCGCATATTAGATCCTGGAAAAATAGCAGTCGAAACTGACGGGGTTTATAAAATGGAAATGACTGTTGTCGATTTTAATTACATAACTCAACGACAATTCCATGATTTTGTCGCTAAACAAAGGGAGAGAGGTAAATTCAAAGTGTTAGTAGTTTATTTAGATAACGGTTTTAATATTATGGTTGATAATGGCGATTTGTTAATTTATAATATGAAATTAAACGGTACAATCTTAAAAGCAGCTTATTTCAACTACAACCCAGAAAGCGGGCTTTATATTCACGACAAAACGAACAAAGCATTAGAAGTCAATAAAAATGTAACCCGTCCTAACTATTTTGAGTAAATAAAAAGCGTGTTATTTTCATGTTGATGTTATATTTAAAAATCAACTTAAGCTTGTTATAAAAGCTTTTCATGTATATTTTTTCGCGTGATTTTCGCGTGAATTTCATGTTGTTAAATTAAATCAAATTAAAAAAACTCACACCCCCGCCAAGAGTTGTGAGTTTATCAACCAGTAAGTCCATTTTGAGTATTATTATATCGTCACATAACAATATTGCTCTCAAAATTACTTAAGATGTGGAGCGAACCTCGCTCATTAATTTAATTATATCACACATCTTACTGTTAATAAAGAAAGGATGTGTTAGTATGTGGGTAGTTAAAAAACCTAACGGAAAATATATGTATCGTACCCGAGTTAAAGATGTTAGGGGTAAAATGAAATCAATTAGCATTACGCTAGAAAATAAAAACCAACGATTAGCTACTGAAATATTAAGAAAAAAGAAACTTAAAGAAGAAACATTTGTAGACCTCCGAATTACGTTTTTTACAGCTTTAGAAATGTATTTAGAAAGAGTTAAAGATGAAATAAAAGTTAGTACATATAAACTCTATGAAAGTAGAATTAGTAAGACAAAGAGAACTAATTTCGATACGCCGTTATTAAATGTTAACTCTCTTTATTTAGATACTCTAGTCAAAAAAATAGCTACTACAAATAATAGCTATAATATTTATTTAAAGTTCTTTAAACGAGTTCTTAGAATGATGTATAAACTGGACTACATAGAAAATATAATGTGGTTAGATAAACTTGATTTAAAGGAACATAAAGTTAACTATGATGGAAAATACTTCGAAAAAGAAGAAATAGAAGTGATATTAAAAGAAGTTGAGAACAATCAGTATTATCATGATATGATAAACTTTATGATTAATTCCGGACTAAGGATTGGAGAAACACTAGCACTTACAGAAGATGATATATTGGATAATGGAACACTTAATGTTGATAAGAATATAGATCACTATAAAAATATATCTTCTCCAAAAACTTATGACTCTAAGCGTGTTATATCATTAAATAAAAAGTGTCAAGAGATCCTTAGAAATAGAGTTGAGATGAATAAAGTAAAGGCTGATATGCACAGTTATTACACAAATAATGGAATACTCTTCCCTAAAGCTAATGGAGATTATAACTCATACAGTGCAGTTAGTAAATGGACTCGTGATAATATTCACTCTGTTAAATTCACATTTCATAAGACACGCCATACACATGCTAGTTTATGTATGGATGCAGAAATCCCACTAGAATTAATATCCGCTCGTCTAGGACACAAAGGAACAGAGATTACAAGAGCTGTGTATATTCACAAAACTAAAAAAGCAAAACAAAAAGAATTAGATGTATTCAGAGATATAGAATTTTAAAAAAGGCAGTTTAAACAACTGCCTTAATTTTTTGTATATATTTCTATGAATTTCAATGTAAAAAATATTATTGCTCACTAACTGCTCACTAAGTCTGTTTATTTAAATAGAAAGACTATTGCATCAATATTTATAGAGGTTATTCCATAAACCCTTTTAGCTTATTAAGCTTAGATGGGTGTTTCAGTTTTCTTATTGCTTTTGCTTCGATTTGACGTATTCTCTCACGAGTAACTCCAAATGCACTACCTACTTCTTCTAAAGTATGAGTTTTTCCATCTTTAAGACCAAAACGTAATTTTAACACATTTTCTTCACGGTCTGTTAGAGTTTCTAAAATTTCTTCTAGTTGTTCTTTTAATAACTCATTTGCTGCATGTTCTACTGGAGATTGTGCTTCTTTATCTTCGATAAAATCTCCTAAGTGTGAATCATCTTCTTCACCAATTGGTGTTTCTAATGAAACTGGTTCTTGAGCAATTTTTAAAATTTCTCTAACTTTATCTGGTGTCATATTCATTTTCTTAGCAATTTCTTCTGGTTTAGGTTCACGACCTAAATCTTGAAGTAATTGTCTTTGAACACGGATAAGACGATTAATAGTTTCTACCATGTGTACTGGAATACGAATAGTTCTAGCTTGGTCCGCAATGGCACGCGTTATTGCTTGACGAATCCACCATGTAGCATATGTACTAAATTTAAAGCCTTTTTCGTAGTCGAATTTTTCTACGGCTTTGATTAATCCCATATTACCTTCTTGGATTAAGTCTAGGAATAACATTCCACGACCAACATATCTTTTTGCGATACTTACTACAAGACGCAAGTTTGCTTCTGCTAAATCTTTTTTAGCTTGCTCTTTTTCTTCTTCAGTACCATTTTCTATAATTTTAGATAGTTCTAGTTCTTTTTCTTTTGATAAAAGTGGTACTTTACCAATTTCTTTAAGGTACATTCTTACAGGGTCATTAGTGCGAATACCTGCTGGTACAGATAGGTCTTCTAAGTCTAATTCTTCCTCTTCTTCTTCAACTTGGTTAGCATTTATAAGAATGATATCTTCACGATTTAACTCTTCGTAAAAATCGTCTACTGCTTCAGAAGAAACGTCTAATTTTGATAAAGCATCTAGTATTTCCTCTTGAGTAAGCTCACCTTGTTTTTTACCTTTTTCTATAAATTCTTTTTTTATAGTTTCAAAATCTTTTACCTTTTTATTAGCCATTCGTTTCTCCTTATTTCTTATATTCCTTTAATTGTTCTAATAGTTGTTTTTGGGCTTCTACGTCCATTTCTTGAATAGCAATCTTCAACATTTCTTTTAATTTTTCCAATGAAATCTCACGTTTTTTAAAATAATCTATATAATCTCTAATGACTTCTTTAGGTGGTTCATCTTCAATTAAAAAGTCTGTTTCATCTATATATGTTGCTAGTCTAACAACTTCTTCATCTTCTGTATTTTCTATACTGTGAATAAAATTATGAATTCTGAAATCTAATTTATTATTATAATATATAATTAAATAATCTATTAGTCTTTCAAATACTTCTTGATCAAACTTACATTGTTCTAGCTCTGTAAAATTATCAATAAATGCTGCACGGCTCACAAAAAAGTATTTAAATAACCTACATACTTTTTTGTCGTAATTTGTAGTTTTAAATAAATTAAGTGGTTTTTCCGGTGCAGTCCACTCTTGAGTAGTTCTTAACTTACGAGTTGGGAACTTGTTTAATTCTCTAGTTAAAACTTGTCTATCTATATCAAACTCTTCTGAAAGATATGTAAGAAGTATATATTTTAGTGACTCATCACCGATAAATGCAATATTTTTTAATATTTCATTTTTAAATTTTATTTTTTGCTCGATATTTGATTTTGATTCATTGTTACAATAATCTATTTTAAACTTTATAAAATGGTCTTTATTATTAGCTACGTAACTTTGTGTATCAAACTCACTATTTTTTGATGTTTTTTCAGTTAAAAATTCATCTAAGTCTTTAGCACCAGTAAACTTTAGCTTATACACATTATCAATTTTTTGGATAATTCTATTCCCAATATCTATTTGTGCTTCTGTTCCTGCTTTGTCATTATCAAGACTAAGTGTTACTTTATCAACTAAATTTAACACTTCAACTAATTTGTTATTATCAATATTTGTTCCCATTAAAGCAACTACATTTTTTACTCCATTTTGATGAGCTTTTATTACGTCCATATATCCTTCACAGAGAATAATTTCTCTCTCTTTTGCGATAAAAGCACGAGCATCTGAAAAGTTGTATAATACAGTTCTTTTTTCAAATATTTTAGTTTCGTGGGTGTTGTAGTATTTAGCTACTTGCTTATCCTGTGACATCGTTCTTCCCGAAAATGCTACAACTTGATTTTGATTGTTTTTAATTGGAAACATAATTCTATCTTTAAAAACATCGTAGTAATCATTATTATCGTTTTTTCCTAGTAGTCCCGCTTCAACCATTGCATCTAGATTTAAATTATTAGACTTAAAAAAGTTTAATGCAATATTATTATCTCTAGGTGCGTATCCAATATTAAAATGCTTAATTGTTTCTATTGACAGGCCTCTATCTATTAAATAGTTTAATGCCCCTTGTGCTTCTTTTGTATTTAATAAAATATAATTATAATAGTCAGCTAATAATAAGTGACCATAATACATAGAATCTAGTTTATTGTTTAAATCATAACTTACTTCTTTATTATCATTTGACTCTAAGTTAAGTCCCAACCTTGTACCTAATTTAACAATAGCTTGATTATATGTTATATTTTCTATTAATGATACAAATTGAAATATATTTCCACCCTTTCCGCATCCGAAACAGTGGGCAATCTTTTTGTCAGGAGATACAGTAAAAGATGGAGTTTTTTCATTATGAAAAGGACACAAACCTAAATAGTTTTGTCCACGTTTTTCCAGTTTTATATACTCACTAACTAAACTGACTATATCTATATTCTCAAAAATATAATCTATATCTTGTTTAGAAATTTTTGCCACTTTACTCCTCCTTTAAACCAAAAATTATTAACTACAAGATGGAAAAGCGATAAAATTTCCCTTTTATAATTATATCACAAGAAGCCTATTTTTTCTATAGTTATAACTAATTATTTTGTTGTTAAAAAAGTTAATTTTCTACCTTTTATTTTGATTATTTTCCTATACGTTGACTTTATCTCATAATAATTCTATAATATTCATATCTATAAAAAAGGAGTTTTTTTTGTGAAAGTAGTAATTGTTGGTGGAGGAAAAGTTGGAGAATTATTATGTGCCGATTTTTCTAACACATTTGAAGAAGTAACATTAATCGATACTAATGAACAAAGAGTAGAAAAACTCGTAGAAACTTATGATATAAATGGACTTTTAGGTAATGGAGCAAACTATGATAACCTTGTTGAAGCAAGTGCTGGAGAAGCTGATATGTTTATCTCTGTTACTACTAGCGATGAAATTAATATGATTTCTTGTATTGCTGCTAAACAAATGGGTGCAAAACATACAGTAGCTCGTATAAGAAATCCGGAATATTCTAAAACGAAAGAATTCATTAAAAATTCGCTTGGGATTGATTTAATGGTTAATCCTGAATTTGAAGCTGCTAAACAGATTGTTTATATGCTTAGGTATCCTACAGCTACAAAAGTAGAGAGTTTTTCTGCTAATAAATTTAATATTCTAGAAGTTGTCATTCATCAAAATAGCATATTAAAAGGTGTTTCTTTAATCGATAGTAAAAAAATAATAGACTTCCCTTCTCTAGTTTGTCTAGTTGAAAGTAATGGGAAAGTTTTTGTGCCTCGAGGAGATTATATTTTCGAAGTCGGAGATAAGGTGCATATAACTGCAGCTAATAAAGATCTAAAAAGATTCTATAAATTATTAGGAAATAAAGATAATCTTGAGAAGAAAATAACATCTTCTTTAATTATTGGAGCAGGTAAAATCGCTCACTATCTTATCGAGTTCTTTATTAAAGCTAATATTTACACTAAAGTAATAGAAATAAACAAAGATAAAGCTATTGAACTTAGTGAAACTTATCCAGAAATAGATGTTATTTGGGCTGACGGTAGTGATCGTGAAACTCTAATCGAAGAAGGTATTCAAACATTTGATAGTTGTATTTCACTTACTGGTCTTGATGAAGAAAATATAATTATTAACCTTTATGCGGATAAACTTGGAATTAAGAAAACAGTAGCAAAGGTAAACCGTGCTTCTCTTAAACAAATAGCTGAAGACATCGGGCAATATTCATATATTACTCCAAAAGAAATAGTTGGTAATATTATTGCGAAATACAGTAAATCTCTACAATGTAGTAAGGATTCTGAAATTGAAAACTTCTATCGTATTGCGAATAATCAAGCAGAAGTTATTGAATTTAAAGTTTCGCAAAATAATCTTAAGGTGCTTGGTACCAAACTTAAAGATATGAATATTCATTCGAATATGCTTATTGCTTTTATTGTTAGAAATAATAAACAAATATTCCCAAATGGTAATGATGAAATTAAACTTGGAGATAACGTCGTTATAGTTAGTTACAAACAAAAAATTGAACATATCGATGATATTCTTAGGGGGTAA